GACTAAACAGGAGTTAATAGCTACCGAATTACTTGCAGGAATATTGTCAGCAGAATCAAGAGAAGTGCTTAAATACAGCATTGAAGGAATATTACCCAAACTTGCTGTAATGTACACTGATTTATTAATTGCAGAACTAAATAAACCACAACCCACCCCCACTACTGAACCCTAAAGAAGACGGGAGAAAAAAATATTTGGTGGGAATTAGGAATAATTACTACTTTTGAATTGCTGAATAATAAATAAAGTTAAAAATTAAGTAACAATGAATTTTAGGTTAAACTTACTATCTTTGTCTTTCATTGCCACTTCAACAGTGGAATTTTTGACTTTTTTATACAGCAGCAGCCCGTTGGATTTTTCCAATGGGTTTTTTTATTTGTAAAAAGTCAAAAATTAGTAATTGCGTTCAACAGTTTTTATACCAGTAAGGCTTATTAAAGAAGCGTCCGATGAAGGGTGGTTAAAATCTATGTCCTATTTTATAAGGATGAAAAGCCTTTACAGGAATAATACTTACTATGGTTTTTCATTGAGGGGATTAGGGGAGAAAATTAAATGCAGCCCTGCGTGTTTATCGGCTCATTTAAAGGTTCTTGAAGCAAAAGGGTTAATATCATACCACAGTGGGAATATAACCTTTGCAGGGCTTGGAAAACAACAATCAATTTACGGCAAAAAAAATGTAGGAGTGCCGGTTGACAAAAAAGCAAATTTTAAAAACCAATACGATATTTTAAGAGGGCAAATAATAAGGTTCAACCTTGCCTCACAACAACATAAAATAGATACATCTGAAACACAGTATTGCAGGGAAAAGTACGTACCAAATACAAAAAGCGAAAAGATGAATAGTTCTTATGTAGGTTTGTCAGCAAAGGGAATTGGAAATTTGTTTTCTTTATCAATGGCAACAGGTAGCCGTATAAGAGGTAAGTTAAAAAACCTTAATCAAATATCTGTTAAAAGACGTTTTTTAAAATTGTTATGGGTTAACTCTTATAATGATTTTATTAACTTGAAAAGGATTGGGGCTATACCTTATTACTCATTATTCGATAATGGTTTAGTAATTAAAGAGGTAAGACCTGAAATGCAGTACAATCATTGCCCTGCATAAGTAGGTTACAAAAAATGAACAGTAAAAAATTAAATAGAACTTTAAAGAAGTATTGCAAAGGATGGAGACCTGTAACTGAAATAAGGCGTTCATTTTTTATGTGGACAGGCAGTTATTCAAATAGCGCAATAGCCATATCAAAAGCCAACTTAATTTCCATTGGTGTATGGTTGCCGTAGTTAGTTATTATATACTCAATTAAAACTTCCTTTTCTACATCGTTTGGTAGGTTATTAGCCCTTACCCCTACCTTAATCATTGCTAACTTTAAAACCTGCTTTAAATCTTCTACGGTTGATTTATTGATAGGTCGCTGTTGCAGTGCTTTTGTAAAGGCATCTTCTTCACCAGTTACGCAAGGCTTCCACTCTATCAGAACTTGTTCCTTTTGGGTTGCTACTTGAAGTGCTGCCATTAACTTGTCCGTTTCCATCTTTCTTATAGTTTTTTGAGATACACACTTTTGCCCAATTATTTTCTATACTTTCATTTATTGACTGTATAGCCAATTCTTCCACGCCATGACTTTGCCAAAACAAGGAATTTAAAGCACGTTCTTCGGCAGTAGGAAACTCAGCCAGCGGGCAACCGGGGGGAGCAATGCCGTCACGTTCAAAACATGGTCGCTTGTCGAATGGCAGCCCCTTGAACGTGTCGTAAGCCACATCCTTCATGCAGGTGTCGTGGTCCGACATTGCTCGGTAGTGTTTGCAGAATTCTGAATGTCGCACTGAAATTTCCTTTCGTAAAACTGACCCACCGGCCGACTTCCTGCCGGGCCGGTGAATCGGGTGTCCATTCAAGTGAGCGTCATGCTCTCCGTAAAAACTCCTAATCTCCTATCAAAACTATTGAGCTTTGAATCCGGCATTCCACGCCGCAGACCACGCGCCCGATCTGCTCAACGATTCGCTGCCGTCGCTTCGTGATACAAACCTGATTGGCCGGATACGCCAACACGCGCCAGCCGTATTCAATCGCCGCGTTCCGTTTCTGCCGGTCGAGGCGGCTTCCCTTGTCGCTGGTGTGGTATCCGCTGCCGCCGATTTCGATGCCTCGCTCCCATGCGAAGTCACCGTCAATATCGTCCTCGGTAACGGGGACGCACTGCGCAAATCCCGCCTCTTCTTGGCGTTCAAAGAAGCTTGAAGGGTCGGTTGTTACGTCACTCCAATCGCAGTCGCAGGCGGCGTCCCAGTTGGTCGTAAGGTCAGCCTTCTGCGCCTCACTCAGCCCCGCAGCGATCTCGCGCGCACTCGTTTCGGTCATGGCTGTTCTCCGCAATGATAGCATTTGTGCCCAGCTTCATGCAGGCAGGCGTCCTTGAGAAAGGACAGGCTGGCAAACACGGTGCCGACTAGAAAGCCCATGAAGGCGCATGCTGCGTAGGTCATGGGCGTGGCTCCTGTGGTGGAGTGGCAAAGACATGACAGGTGCAGTAGTCATCGACCCGCGTTTCAGTGTCATCGACTACGCAAAGGCCCCATGCTTGCTCTATGCGTTCCCATGAGAAGCAGTTGCCGCAAGCGTTTCCCGCGTTCTGTGCGCCGGGGGTTGTGTCGGTGGTCATGGGGTTGGGTCCTGAGTGCGATGGCTGAACCAGACGGTCTTATCCGATGCCTGAATGGTGTAGCTTTCCTGCCCCAGCACATTGCAAAGTCGCGCGGCCAGTTCTTCGGCACGACGCCAGATTGCGCCCGGTTCGGAAGGAAAGCGCGGATAATTGATAAGCCCGACGATCACGCCATCCTCTTGCCCGCATGTGTAGACGTAGCTGGTAGGCGTGACGGTCACGCAATAGCCTGTCTCGTCACAATAGAGGCGGCACAGTTCCAGCGCCTTGGCATGGTCGCCCGCGATGAAAATGCTGATCGGGTAGGATGGGGTTTCGGCGAACTTCATGCTGCTTGCTCCGAATTGCAGTGAAAACCGCACCCGCCGAAGTCAGCGCCGCGAACCTTTGTGGACTGGTCGGCAGGGATTTCGTCGAGGTGGCCGCGAATGTTCACGGCCTTGCCGCGTTCGTCCTTGGTGCGGCCAAGAATGACCAGCTTGGCACCGAAGCGCCGCCCTTGTTCATTGCGACGCGCAAAAACATCAGGGAAGTGCTTGCGGATCAATGCCCAATAGTTCGGGCTGGACGACTTCACGCAACCAATGCAATTGCCGTTAGGCATTCCAAGGTCATAGACAACCGGACGCTTAATGCCGTGCTGCCGAAGGATTGCGTGCGTGTCCTTTTTGGTCAGCCCCATTTCGACCAGCGGCGCACGTTGCTTCAGTTCAGGGTAGTCTGCGACCATCCCGTCAAAGCGCTTGGCGTCCAGTTTGTCAGCAGTGTAGCCCCAGTAGTGCAGGTCACTGGGAAGCTGGAAATCCATGCGCGGCGCAAACTTCAATTCACTGGTGCAAGGAGCGCCATTGATCCCGGAGAGGTATTTGCGGGCCTCAAACACATCATCGACCGTCTGATATTTGGCCGATTGCAAGCGAATGATTGCCTTGCCGAACCACTGCTCAAGATCGTTGACGAACCGATGGCTGTCAGGGTGGACGCTATCACCAAGGTCGCAGTGAACCGGGATTGCGTTTGGATTGTCCATCAGGATCATGTGGGCCATCACTGCGCTGTTGACGCCATCGACCCACAGCAGATCGCGGCCCTTGCCCCAATCGAATGCAAGCGTTCCTTGGTCGGAACCGCGCTTTGCTCGTTCCCCGCCCCCACCCCCCGTTTCGCCGTCCTTTGGCGCGGGTTTCCCCATGCCGCTGTCCAGATCCCCCGAATTTTCTGGCGCGGGGATTGGCGGTTTCTGAAAGGTCATACATCACCCCTTGCTTGCTTGGCCGCAGCGCGTATTGCACGCATCCGCAGGCGCGACAAAACCCGGCCACGCAACTTGCGGCCATCCTTGATAAGCCGCCATGCTTTGGCAAACTCGGCTTTATCTGTGCGATCCATCAGGCTTTCATGCTTCATCTGCATTGCGTAACATAGTGCGCCGCAATTGCGCAACTGTTTTTGTGTGCGTGGGGTATGCTGTCACCGCACCACCCCCTTAAGCGCATCAAGCACTTCCCATCCTTCGATCAGCACCTTGAGGCGCTCCTCTGGCGGGTATTGTTCAAGCGCTTCATCCTCGGCCTGTGCGCGCTTGCGGCGTTGCCATTGGTGGGGGGTCATGCGGCGCATAAATAATTCCTTATGTCTGCCCTTATCCTCGCCCCCGCCAATTAAGGCAGGGGTCTGGTAAAGGCAGTCAGTTGGCGACATTGCCGATGAACGGAAGCCCGCCTTCGGACATATAAGTTGGCATCTTACCGTCCCACTTTTCGACGGCGCGCAGTTTCACGATTTCAGGACTTTGCTTGATGGCATCATTTTCGATCTGCAATGACCGCGCCTTGCCCTCGGCAGTCTTGACCGCAGCTTCGGCTTCTGCCTGCTTGGTGGCGACGGTGGCTTGTGCGGCCAATGCCTCCTGCTCGTTGGCAACGCGGGCGTTTATCTGCTTTTGGATCGTGTCGGGCAGGATGATGTTAGATGCCCAGAAAAGCTGCTCGATATGCAGGCCATATGGCTCAAGATATGCTGACGCTTGTTTGCGAGCCTTTTCGATCAGCACAGCCTTCTGTGAGCCGTAAATCTGCTCTACCGACATAGTTGACGCGTTCGAAACGAGCGCATTGCGGATAGTGTTGCGCAGCGCCCCGGCGACAATGCCATCCATATCCACACGGTATTTCTGAAAAAGGATAGGTGCTTTCACTGGGTCCGCGCGATAGGCAACGGAGACGTCCGCGCCGATGGAAAGGCCGTTCTTGTCCTGAAATACGAAGCGTTCGTGAATGCCTGCCTCGTCGTCAGTCTTCCACGTGTAGTTGTTCGTGTAGATCGGGTATTCGTAAATGGTGACGCCCGGTGGTGTGAAATACCAGCCAACGCCCAGTGCCTGCTTGCTGACGCCAGCGCTGCTGCCGACATTGTTGACCTTGACGCCAACATGGCCTTGGCTGACTTTGGTGAAAGAGCAACTTGCCCCGACCAGCAAAAAGAATGCGAGGACAATCCCCGCTACAAGTTTATGCATTTCAATTCCCCTTGGTAGTTTGGCGGTAGACAAAAAATGATCCCCAACCCGCCCAAGCGAGGACCAAAAAAGCGGCGGCGATCAGCGCAATGTTTTCGTGTGCGCTGACCAGTGCTGGCACAGTAATAGCCAGCCCCATCCCTGCGAAAATCAGGGCCGCTGCTTCGTAAATTGCGTGACGTTCACGTTGCTTCATAAAAATCCCCGGCGGCGCTTATTAGGCCCCGCCGTCTTCCATCTTAAGGGTTATGCCACGCGGGCCTTGGGAAAGAAGCGTTCGATCTGGTTAGGATGAAGCCGTTCGCGCTCAATCGCGTCGCGCCAGTTGTCCTTGGCGGTTCCGATGCGGAGATGGTCGGGGTTGCAGCAAACCCGATTGTCGCAGGAGTGCAGCACCATCTTGCCTTCTGGAATTTCACCTTTCGCAAGGGTGTAGGCAAAGCGGTGTGCCCGCCAGTTGCGCCCACTTTGCTCAAGGAGGCCGTAACCATTATGGCCAACCTTGCCGCGCCATTCCCAACAACCCGAAGGTTTCTTTTCCAACCTGTCCCAAAACACTGAGCCAGATTTAGAACCTCGGATGCGCAAGGAAGCGTTGGCGCAAGTGCGAGAGCATGTCTTACGCTTCTGAAAATTGCGGAGAGACTGGAAAGGTGTGTCGCGAAGGCGAAAAACTTTGCCGCAAATAGGGCAAGGCTTTGCGATGGAGTCATACTCCACAATTCTCGGGCGTCCTGTGGCTTTCATTATACCACCTCAACCCGCGCCCGCGTCTGAGCATCGGCGTTGACATAGCGGATCATCTGCCCGCGCTCGTTGCGGATGGAGCAATTCGAGCGCAGCGCGTTCAGGCGGCGGTTCAGGCAGAACGCGGCGTAAAGCGCGGTCGGGGTGAACAGGGCGAGCGCGGCGGCGGTGAGTGCGAGGGGGTCCACTTCAAGCCTCCCACTTTTCGCCGTCAAACAGCGTTGAACCGTCCGGCGCGGTGCCATCGAACTGGTCGCCGTGGTCTTCGTCGGCGCGGCCCTCTTCCACCGGCTCGGCTTCGACGGTTTCGGCGTCTTCACCACTGGCTTGTTCAAGCAGCATGGTTGTTGAGAGCGTCTGTTCCGGCGGGGGCAACGCAGCGATTGCGACGTCCTCCACTTCTTCGGTGGTGTGATAACCAAGCATCACGTCCGGCGCGTAAAAGCGGATCAGGAATGCCGCCGAACGGTAGCGCAGCATGACTTCCGGCATGGTCCGATACTTCGGGTTCTTGGTCCACTGTTCGGCCTGCGCCATTGCCATATCGCACGTGAACTCGACCACATCGCCGGTATCTGCCAGCGTTGCGAAGGCCGTCACTGCAAGGTTCTTCGGATCACGGTCGATGCGCCAATTGATGCGGCCACGGAACACGCCGGAAGCGTTGGCGCGGGCGATCATGTATTGCGATGCGAAGCCCGCCTTGCCGTTCACAACGTGGATATTCTGAAGCACCACAAGCGGGTCTTCGCCCATTGTCCGCGCCATCTTGAGCGCAATGTAGCAGTTGGCCATAGCCTGCTCTGGCCCGCCCTTGCGCAAGTGCTCCGGGATCAGCGGCGATGCTGAAAACAGGCGTGCTTCACGCTGCATGAGGTTGAACCGTTGCGCGTCGTCGCTTTCATTGTGAATGGCGATTGCTTGCGTTGCCATATGTCGTCTCCTTTATGCCGCTTCGGCGGTGTCAAAATTCTCGAAATCAATGCTCTTACGCGCCCAATGAGGCAGGCCGCATGGCGTCGGCTCGTCAGCATATCCGGGCCAGCGATCTTCGTTCAGGCAGCGGGCGAACAGGTCGGTTGCCTTGCGGTTCAGCGCGCGGCCACGCTCAATGTCTTCGGCGGGCAGTTGGTAGAGCGAGACGGTGAACGGCGCTTCCTTCTCGACCACCACGTTCAACCAGTGCGTCGGCTCGACGCCATAGACCGCCTTGATGCCGTCAAAGTAGAATGCAGCGCTTTGGTGGTAACCGAACTGGTGGATTGAGCGTTCGAAGCCGGAAGGGCTGGCGTGCGTCGGTGCCACGAATTTCAGATCCGCAATCACGCGCACCTTGCGCTTTGCTGGAATGCTGTTCGGGCGAAAGTCAGGACGGGCACGCAGCCAAACGCCGGTTGCCTTATCCTGCCAAGCCAGCGTTTCTTCCGTTACGCCATTGGTCAGCGCCATCATCGCGTATTCATTGGCCTTTATCGCAGCGGTGACGTGGCGGACGGTTTCTGCGTCTTCGTGCCGCAAGATCGTCATGCCGCTTTCTTGCGCCGCGTCTGCCTCTGCAATGGCTTCGGAAAACTTCTTGGTCCCGGCGCGCGTAAAGCCCTCGGGTAGCACGTGGTAAAAGTCGGGCCAGCGATCAGCCAGCAGGATCATATCATGCGCGGCCTTGCCGACTGCGAAAAATGCCTTGTCCTGCTCTGCGGGCCGATCAGGGTTCAACGGGCTGTCGAACCAGAAATGGCGTGGCGAACGGGCAAGCAGCGTCTTAGCGCCGGACGACGAAAGCGACGGGGCGGGCAGCAAGTCGGGATTGCGGTGATAGTCCTCGTTCGCAATGTCGAGGTATGCGCCGGGTTCGGTAATCAGTGCCATCACGCGCCCCCTTCACCCCAGCCAGCCTCTGAAGCCGGGGTAGTGGAGTTATGTGCATCGCGGGGGTTGGTGAGGCTTGCACGGCGGGAAAGTGGCGGCCGCGTAAAAGCAACCGGCTCGATGTATTCGCGGTGTCCGGTCATGGCGGCTCGGACGAACGGCTTGCCAAGCGTTGAAAGCTGTTCAGGCGCGCGTATCGTTGCCCCGGTGTGGGTGGTGA